GTTACAAATCAGATACGACTTTATAATTAACGATAACGATGAACGATTTTCACCGATTTTCCGCAACTAATGAGGTCGTATTGCGTCTCAAAAACCAAATTTATCAACGCTCAATTTGTAATTATGATTTCGTGGAGAATGATTTTAGATTATATTCATTTGTCCACGATGCTGAAAGTGAATTTTTCACAAACAGCAAATTGCCTGAGTTACAGGCAGGTACTGAAACCAACTCATCTTTTAGTGAGTCAGGTTCTCATGGTCCTATGAGACCAGAGGAAATTGGACTTGGTCCCATTCCTCGTACCAGTTGCCCTCCTGCAGAAGATTTCTATAGGGATATGGGCAGTTTTAGCAGCACTCGACTTGAGGAGCTGCTATCTGGGTTAGGAAATTATTCCGATAGTACCCAACGAAGTCCATCAGAACGTGCAAACTTCTTTTGGCTGCACGTAGAGTGTGCAATGACACTCTACACGCAATTAAAAATTGCCAAAAACTGGCAAGATATTTATCTAGCTGTTACTCAATATATGAGAGCAGTTACTGGTAAATCTCTTATCATGACAGCCTGCAGCGTTGCAGATTATGTTGTGAGTATGATCCAGGACTTGATGGCAACCCAAGTTCAGGGTGATGGGGAAGATGAAAATCCCTTCACTCGTTTCAGAAAATGGCTCAACTTGTGTGAGACAGCGGCCAACCATCCAGTGGTTATCCGTATTAAAAAGATATTTTACTATATTATGTCTTATTCTCTTCTGGAACGTTTCGGCATTACCTTCGATAAATTCTTTTACCAGAAGGCTGAAGCTGAACTTATTAAATCCCAACATAGTAGTGATCAAGGATTTTTCTACACTATTGTGGAGGGTGCAAGTTTTATTTTGGAACGATTATATGATTGTTACCTTACTAAATCTTGGAGTCCCATTGTTCATTCAGGTAGAACATATGGGAAATGGGTCGATGAGGTTTATGCCCTCAAGGAAATGTCCCAAATGTTACACAATCCTGAAGCCAACGGAATCTCATATCATGAGTTTCTTGGCAGGCTTTCTGCTGGCATAGAGCAGGGTACAGCTATTGTAAAATATGCTGACTCTGTATCTGCTAGTGAAAGGACTTTAATTAAGAAGTTACTTTCAGAACTCCGTATGCTTAAAGCTACGGAGTGCACAAAGAAAGCAGCCCGTGAATCCCGACAAACTCCATTCACAATTTTGTATTATGGTGGATCTAGTATCGGGAAATCTACACTTCAGACCTTGACCTTTCAGCATTATGCTAAAGTTCATGGGCTCCCTTCTGGGCCTGAGTACCATTACACCCGAGTATTTTCGGATGAGTATTGGTCAACTTTCCAGACATCTATGTGGTCAATTTCACTGGATGATATTGCGTCAAAGAATCCAAATGCGCATATGGGAGATCCTAGTATGGAGGAAATAATCCAGATTATAAATCAGGTACCATTTACCCCTCCACAGGCTGATTTGCCAGATAAGGGCAAAACTCCTTTACGACCTCTCTTGGTGCAAGCTACCACCAATGTAAAACATTTGAATGCTGGATCATATTATTGTAATCAACTAGCTATTTCACGTCGTTTTCCTATGGTGGTGACAGCCACTGTTAAACCAGAATATTGTGTTTTGGAAAATGGTGGTGTACCAGAGAAACGGAGTCGGATGCTTGACACATCACGCACACCCACCCTAGAACCTGGAGAATATCCAGATTATTGGGAATTTATGGTTGAGCGAGTTGTAGCTAAGACCGATAAAGTGAGTGGTACACAATACCCTGTATTTGTACCCTATGGTGAAGGTGAGCATGAATTCACAAATATTCATGATTTTCTTGGTTTCATTAGCAGAGAATCTGTTAAACATAAAACGAAACAAGATATTGTGTCTAGTTCTGAAGAAGCTTACCGAGCATCCGTCATTTGTGAACGCTGTTATAGAGTTCAAGACAAATGTGTTTGTGTTCCACTTCGTCGGTGTGATGACCCATACATTGAAACTTTGTGTTCAGTGTGTAGTCAACCACGTCAGTTCTGTTCTTGTAAGAGACCTGACCCGGATGCACAATTTAAGGGTATATTATGCCCTAAGTGTCAACACCCCTTAAAGGAGTGTGTATGTGTTCCTGAATTGGAGTCTGTATGTAACACTTGCGCACATGGTAAATCGTGTGTTTGCAAAGCAGAGCTCCAATCTGTTGAAGTAGGGGACACATCCTACGTTAAGGTAATAGCTCTATCAGTAGCTGGAACTATTATCCTTGACATAATCAGGGGCGGAATGTCTCATAGCATATCCACAGTAGTAATTTGCTTTATGTTGTGTTGGTTCAATAGAGAACTAATATGTCGATGGGCGAGTAATAATGTGGAGAGTTATGTGCGTGGTCGCATGACAGGATTCTTTAAGAGGTCTATATTTGGACTTCCTAATTTTTCTCGAGCGGCCACGCGTATTTCTCATGATGTTGAGGACACTCTGGAGCGTATTAATAGCGCTGTATCGCGGTCTTATTTGACTGCATCAGAACGCTTGCAATATGAGCACCAGATGATGCGTCAAGCAATGGTTGTGTATGGTGACCGCGTGCGTGGTTACACAATGAAACACAAACTTTTGCTGGCCTTCTTAATGGTTGTTCCAACCGTTGCCGGAATTGCCACGATGTATAAAGCGTGGAAGAAACTTTCACTTCAATCAAGTGCTGATGAAGGAGAACGACCTACGGCAAAGGATGAGAAACCTAACCCCTGGTTCCGGGACGATTACGAGCCATCAGTTTTTGATGTTGGTACGTTATCTCGTTCCTGGAAACCCCGAAAAATGGAAGAAGTAGGGGAAGCGGTCTTTAGAAATTGTGTCTTTGCAACTGCAAGATACGAGAAGAATGGACCGAAATCCCGAAAGATGCGACTTTTGGGACTTGGTGGCATATTATATGTCACCAATAATCACAATTTGCCAGACTCAGATTTTGAGTTAGATGTTGTGATGCAGAAACGTACTATTGGCGTTTCTAGTAACTTTACCATCTTTATCGGCAAAAAAGATGTGTATAGGCGCCCAGATCGCGACCTAGCGTTTTTTCGCATAGGCTGTGCGCCACCCCGTAAAAACCTACTCGGGCTCCTCCCAGGTGAATCTTTTAGAACCATCTGTAATGGAGTCCTGTGTGGACGGAATGAGGAGGGGCTAGATGAGACTAATGTCTTACGTGCTATTACATACAATCCTGATTCTTATGTATATGAGCTTGAGAGGAGTTTCCCATCGTGGGGAGCTACTGTAGATCAAAATACAGAGAAGGGAATGTGTGGATCAGCCGTGTTGGGCTTTGCACCATCTGGCCCCACTATACTGGGATTACACCAAACTGGTGGAACTTCACGTAAAATTTCGGCTGTATCTCTTACAAGAGAAATTGCTGATAAAGCCGTGGATTTCTTGAAGATTACCTTCGTCCAGTCCGGTGCTCCAGATCTGACCGATAAGAAAGGTGCTCCTATTCAGTTGCAACCTCTACATCGGAAGAGTGTATTCCGTTACATGGAGACTGGAGTAGCCAATGTTTATGGCTCTTTACCTGGTTTTAGAGCTGCTCACCGTTCTAAAGTTACTAAAACTTATATTGCGGATGAGTGTACAAAACGTGGTTACACTATTTCCACGGGTCCACCAGTTATGAAAGGCTGGGCACCATGGCGACGTGCAGCAATGGATGTCGCCGATCAGGTCTTTAACGTCCGTCAATCCCTCTTAGATGAGTGTATTGAATCGTTTTCCAAAGATATCCTTGACCGCTTACCTAGCGATCAACTAGAGGAGATTATTCTTTTGGATAATGATACCACTCTCAATGGATACCCCGGCACTAAATTTATCGATAAGATGAATCGTCGGACATCTATGGGTTTCCCGTATCGAGAAAAGAAGTTTCATTACTTGACTTATATGGGAAAACATGATGTGTGGGATGACTATGTCGTCTTCCATGACAAGTTCTATGAACGAGTTGATGGAATTATTGACACCTATGAGCAGGGAACTCGCTATATGCCAATTTTTATTGGTCACCTTAAAGATGAACCAATTAAATTTAGCAAAATTGAGTCCAAGGCTACAAGAGTGTTCTCAGGAGGACCTGGTGAGTGGTGTTTTGTGGTACGTAAGTACCTTCTCTCTCTTGTTCGAGTTATGCAGAATAACAAGTACATCTTCGAGACAGCACCAGGAACTAATGCCACTTCTGCTGAATGGGATCAGATTTATCATTACCTGACCAAATTCGGCAAAGATCGTATTATTGCTGGTGACTACTCAAAATTCGACAAGAAGATGAGTGCGCAGTGGATCCTAGCTGCATTTTCCGTTATCGACAACATACTTAAAGCAGCTGGTCGTTCGGAAAAAGATCGCCAAATTGTCCAAGGGATAGCCTATGATACAGCTTTCCCACTAACAGACTTTAATGGCGACTTGGTGGAGTTTTGGGGTTCCAACCCTTCGGGCCATCCACTTACTGTTATTATCAATGGTCTTGTCAATGCCTTGTACGTTAGGTACTCATGGGCTTTGGCTGGTAATGACTTGACAGAATTCAAGGAA